CAATCTTATTCAATTCTTGAATCATTGCTTGTTGTATTCTATTAATAGTTCTAGTAAATCTAATATCTTGTAACGCTAAGTTTTTACCATCACCATTAGTTTCCTCAAAACCTAAAAATGGTTTAGGGACTCTAAGTGCAGTAAATAATTTCTTTTGTAAAAACTCAATATCAGCAATCTCTGATAGGTTAGTCGCACCCGGTAAAGTTTCTATAGGACTAGGTGCACCTTGATCTCTTACAGGAATAAAATAATCTTGATCTTGTGCCATCTGATTATACTTAGTATCAATTTGTCCCGTAGTTTGATCGATGACTGGACTCTTCTTAAAGTTGTTATCCATTTTCTGCACATATGCCGGTACATCTTGTTCATCGATATCACCAACAAAGATTTTGAATATTCTTCTCTCTGGTGCTCTTGTAACCCTATAGATTAACATTGCATCTTCAGATAACAATAATTGTTTCCATATCCTTCTAGCCTTCTCCAAAACTGAAGTACCATATGGTAATCTTCTATCATCACCTAATAATCTAAAGTGTGCAATTTGCCAAGCATTAAATTCAATATCTTTATTTTTCCAATAGAAAGTAACTCTACTTTCATCATTATCTACATCCCTATTGTTTCCGTTTATGTTACCATAAGTAGAAGTCTTACTTAAAAAATTACCTTCTCTTCTCTCAATTTCAATATTAGGTAATTGTTTAACATCTTTAATACCTTTTTCAGGGTCAACATCTAAAAATACCATATTATCACCATACTTACATGTATTTCTTGTCCACATAGGTAATGTTGTATGAATGTCTAATTTATTAAAGAATAAATCTTGCAATATTCTTCTTACTCTCTTACTTTCGGAAAAAATATTTAATATTCTACCATCACCATTTTGTGTTGTAGATTCTTCCATAAAAATATCTAAAGCCGCAGCGATTTCTGGAAAAAATTCCATACCTTCGAAATCAGAATATGAAGCCAATCTTGTTGTTTCATAAAATACTGATTGTTGATAGATTTCATTATCTACTCTGTGCCACATATTGGCAAGGTATTTTGCTTGCTGAGCTTCTAATTTTTTATACTCGTATTCTTCCTTAGATTTTGTTTTTAGGACTTCATTATCCGCTAAAGAATATCTAGACTTTGATTCTTCCTTTTTTTTCTCAGGACCGAATAAACTCTCTAATTGTTGAAATATTGTAAATCTTTGTGCCATCTTTTTATAAACTATAGTTTTTCACTATTATAATAAATATCTAAAAAAACTAAATGGTGTTATTTAACATATCCACACTCAACATATGCTAAATGTTCGGTAGCAGATAAACTTTCGTATACATATAACACTACGTTATCTATACCTTGTGAAAATGGTATAGCGTTACAAAAGTTTTTATATTCTTTTCCTTGTTGTCTTTTTACCCTTCTTACGTCAATATCTTTTGGTAAATTAAGTATAGGGCTCCATCTATATTGATACCCACCATACGATGCTTTGTTACCTAGTAATTTTTTATCGTTTGACATAACCATTTATTTTTTAATTCCGAATAACCAATTATAGTCTCCGTTGTTGTTATTATTTATACCATTCTGTCTTATTTGTGGTTGATTATATGTCGGTGTGTTAGTAGTTGGTGGTGGATTGATATTATTCCTAGTAACTTCATTACCACCATTAGTGATATTTAACCAACTATCCAACATTGCTTTTGTATGTTTCTTTGATTCTTCTAATTTCTTAAAAGATGTTTGTACCACAAATATAGCCATCGCATACGCCATAATGATATCATCATGATAACCATCCATATGATCTGGTCTATTATTTTTATAAACAAAAGTCCTTAACTCCTCAATCATCCTTTGTGAACGTATCATAGTTTTACCTTCTCTTATATGCTCTTCTAACTCAGATACCATTTGTAATCTGGTATTCCCAACGTTAAAACCAGGGACTTTATCACCTTCTTTATATTTTACTCTTGCGTATTTTTGACTTAATTTTCTACTCTTAGGATCATCATAATGTAAATATTTATAATCCATCTCCATAAGTTTAAGGACTGTTGCAACACCCATACCACCGGTAATATCAATAATAGAATAAGCACTATACATATTACCATACTTATAAATTACCTCAGCTAACATATCTGGTGGTATCTTTGCTTGAAATTCAGCAACCTGTTCTAAGTTTTCAAAATCTAATATTACAATAGTGGAACTATCTTTACCATCACCTCTAGAAACATCCGATGCCAATATGTATTTATGACCTTCTTCTGGTTTTTTCCATATCCACATAGATTTTTCTATTTCAGTCATTATTTCAGGTTCTTTTACATAATTTTCTTCATGAAAAATAATATCTTCATCTGCCACAACATTACCACCTGAACCAATAAAAGAGACATCTAATTCTTGCGCAATTTTCTTAGGATCACCCATATCTGCTGCCATATTTTCATACCAAGGAGATAATGGTTTCCACCCATCTTTAACCATAACTTCATAAGATGAAATTTCAGTTTCATTTGTTTCGTGTGTCTTACCTGAATATTCCCACCTCAATGTAGTTCTACCTACAGAATCACACACAATAGTTTCTTCATCACCATCTTTAGATTGTTTAACCCATTTTAAATATCTATTATATCTAATATCATGATACCACTTCATTTCAATAACATTGAAAGTGTTAGTCTTTTGTTTAGCCCCATTATATGTTTTATAATATAATTCATCAAAACCATTTGGTGTTGATATGAGTGATATTTGACCTCCGGTACCTAATGAAGCTAGTGCCGCACCGAATACTTCCGCACCATTATCAATGAAGGCTGCCTCATCCATTACTAAGAATGTAGGTGTAAAACCCCTTAAAGCATCTTTTGATGTTGCCAGAGCCCTTATTTCACATTTTGTAGATTTTAATTTTAGGTGTCCTTTAGAATCAGTATCTAAATATGTTGATTCTAAATCATCAATACCCCAAACCCAATAAGGTACCTGATCTAAAAAGTCTTTTACCTTTTTTAAAAACTCTTGCGCCAATGTTTGTTTATTGGCAAGTATCAATACTTTATGTGGATTTTCTGGATCACCAAACGCACATTTAGCAGCAATATAAGCTGCGGTGGTTGTTGATACACCAGCCTGTCGAGGTTTGGTTACTATATTACGATTGTGTTTTTCGTATGACTTAATGATTTGCTTTTGTTTGTAGAATAACTTAAAAGGTACCATACCTTTTTGGGTTAAATCAAATGTTTTAAAGAATGTCTCTATAGCAAATATAGGGTCACCCAAACACTTAGCAAAAACTTGTAATTGTTCATTTTTATTCATACTTATTTTATTAATAAATACTTAGAATGAAGTAAATTAAAAATAACTACCTATATTGTCATTAAAATCCCTTCTTACGTTGTCACTATCAGGATAAAAATAATCTAAATTAGAACTAAAAGTTAACATATCACTACTAGAAAAGTGATTCTTAAACGTATCTTCTAACATACCAATAAATGAATAATATTCATCTAGAGGGTTATCCCCAGACTCTTCTATATATTCATTGATTAACTCATTATATTTATCAGTAATATCAAAAGTTAAAATATTTCCTTTTTCTCCAGTCCATTTACCTTCTGAACCTAAATAACCTTCAATTTCATCTTTAGCTTCTCCCCATAATTCACCTTCAGCAGCACTATTATAGGCACTATTATAGGCGCTATTTAAGTCACTTGCAATATCTGAATCATGTAATTCACTTTCTGATAGTAAAATACCTAAATTATAACTATCAGTAATCGTTTTTAGTCTATCATCTATTATTAAATCACCATCTTCATTTAATAAATCTTCGAACTCCTCTCTATGCTCTAAACCAGATATTGATTCTCCCTCATGTTTTTCTATAATTGCTTCAATAACATACTTAACATTTTCATCCGATAAAGCATCTACAACTTCTGTTATTGGGTAATTATAATAGTCATAGAACTCAAACCAATCCTCACTTAAAACCTGTTCAGCAATACTCTCCTCTCTAAATAATGGTGCAAAATCTACCCAATGATCCACTGAAAACAATATTCTACCATCTTCAGTTTTTTTAATATCTCTAAAACTATCGTCTCTATTTAATACATACTTATCGTAATAACCACTGGCTTTTAATAACCCCATAATATCATTAGACTTGTATGTGAAATCACTTAAAGACATAATTTCTTGTGGATCAACACCATCTTCTATTAAATAATATAACAATGTAAATGCCCCTAATGTGTAAGGTATACCATAGGTTTCTGTCATATCAGTAATAATCTGACCATAATGGTGTGTGGAATACATGTAATCACTTTCTTCATTTTCCTTATCTTTTATAAAATCTAATAAATGCGGAAATATTTTATGAGACTTAATTTTCTCATATGAAGATATTTTTTTATTTTCTTCCTTAATTAATTTTAATTGTCTTTCAGATAATATTACTCTCATACTCTATAAATATAAAAACCCCGATAAAAGTATCGAGGTTTTATTATTATTATGTTTATATTTTTTTTTATGCGAATAAGTCAGATATGTCGATGTCACCATAATCGTCATCATCATCGTCATCACCAAACCCATAATCTTTCATTGCTTGTTTAGATTCTCTGTCTTTGATGTCTTTTTGAATGTCATTTGCTAAATCAGTTAACATTTGTTTTCCTCTATTACTACCTGATAGTAATTCTTTCATAAACTCATGAAATTCATTTGCTGGCATCTGTGCGATTTCATAATATAAGAAATGTTTAATTTCGTATGCATCACCATCAATAGCATCAATAAACTTTTCCCAAATACCAGGACCTAATCTCATATCCCAAACCTCAGACTCTAAGAAATCCGCTTTGTCAATTACATATTGAGCTTCTCTTTCATCTTCTGGTAACCCATGTGCTGCTAATAATTCCATTGAACCTTTAATCAATTCATTTAATAATACTGGGAAAATCCATGCTTCAGCAACAATCTTTGGTTTATCACCACTAAGGTCTAGATATTCTCTACCACCTTTCATTCCACCACTATCATCACCATCTCCACCGCCACCGGCCATAGATGGTATCATCCAGTAAGTTAAATCAGTCATAGACATTAATTTTCCGTAAATACCGATTAATCTAGGATCGATGTTAGACAACTCATCTTCTACCATATGAAACATATAGTGTCCTTTTTTAGCTGCACCTTGCATAATTGCATTTAACATTCTTCTTTTTTGTACCTCAGAG